GATTGGTATGATGGTAGTAGACGTATACCCTGCTCTATGTATTATGACTTCCTTATCCGTCAGAATGGTAAAGGAGAGAAGGTATTACATATTTGCTATCATCAAAGGAGTTCAGATTTTGTTACTCATTTTGGTAATGATGTATACCTTGCATGGAAACTTATGGAATATGTAGCTAAAGAGGTTGGAGTTAAACCTGGCTACTTGTATCATACCATTGATTCTCTTCATGCTTATAAGAAAGATTGGTTAGCATTAGCATCTAATCTGGAAGACTTACAAGAGAAATATTAATAATGAGGGATGTATCTACTATAGGTGGGTATGTCCCTTTTTCTATTTTAAAATATGGAAACACGGTATCATATTATAAAGAACAAGAAAGAGCTTAAGAAACTTATTGCTTGTTGTAAAGCTACGGGTTATGCTTGCTGTGACTATGAAACGAATGCCGAACCTATTTATAATAAGAGTTTTAAACCTACAATTCTCTCTGTATCTTGGATGCCTGGGTTTGGTGCTTCCATCCCTTTAGACCATTTCGAAACAAAAGCTTATACTTCACCAGGTTGGAATTGGAAAAAGATGTTAAGGAAATTTGGGGAAGAAGTAATTGAGAATTATGAGATAACTAAGGTTGCATGGAACTGGAAATTTGACGACCAGGTAAACCAGAAGTATCATATATTCTACAGAGGTACATGTTTAGATGGGATGCTTGCAAAATATCTACTAAACGAGGAAAAACCTAATGATTTAAAATCAATGGTAAGAAGGTATTTACCAGAGTATGGTAATTATGAGAAGCAAGATGCTTTCGATAAAATACCTTGGGATAAAAAAGAGTTAGACCCACTTTGCCATTATGGATGTCAAGATACGGATTATACTCTTAGGTTAATGATATTCTTTGAAAAGAAGCTGATTGACCTTGGTTTGTACAGTACCTTCAGGAATTTAATTATGTCTGCATCAAGGGTACTCACTTCAGTAGAGAAGAATGGTTTGTATCTAGATAGAGAGTTCAATAATCAACTACTGGAAACATATAAACCAAAAATAGATGCGGCTAGACAAGCTATATATGATTTGCCAAGAGTAAAGAAATTCGAAAAGAAGTATAACCAAGAAAAGATTGATAAATATATTCAATCTATCGAAGCTGAACTTGAGGAGCTAGATTATAATGAACCAAAAGATAAACGAAAGATTGTATCAAGGGAACAGAAAATCTCAAATATCAAGGCTGGTATATTCACAACTAAAAAGGAACAAGAATTGATAAGACCTATTAATTTGGGTAGTTCAGTTGATTTACCTGCATTGATGTATTCGGAAGAAGGTTTTCATTTTGAGGTAATTAAGAATAATGAATCCGGTAAACCAAGTACAGATGAAGAGACTTTAACTAATTTAAGGTTAACAGTTAAAAACCCAGATTCACCAAAGGCCATCTTCCTTGATAGACTTCTTGAATTACGAGGGTTAGAGAAGATGTACACTGGGTTTATAAAAGGGTGGTCAAATGAAGTACAGGATGATAGCAGATTACATGGTCGGTTTAATATTCATGGCTGTGTAACTGGAGAGACAAAGTTAATCCTAAAGTCAGGTTTTGTATCTATAAAAAATATATCTCCAGATTCAATCGGTATAAAGAATATTGAGGATAAAGATTTATGGATATTAACCCATAAGGGGACTTGGGAAAAGATTACTCATTCTATTAATAAGGGCGAGCAGAAAACTTATAAATTAAGTACTTCTAGTGGGAAAGTAATTAAGTGTACTAAAGAACATAAATTACTCACTCCTTTTGGTATGAAGAGAGTAAGTTATATCCTCAGAAATTCTTTACCTATTATTACTTATGATACTACCGATTTAGTAGAGAATTTAACAGAAACTTCTAAAGAGTACCAAGTCGGAAAGAAACCATCAGAGATTCTATTTAGAGAAATTCCTGGTTTACCTGGTTATTTAGCTTCTTCGGATGGAGATATTTTTTCTATAAAAACTACTAGTGGATATTTAGATTATAATAATCCACATGAATTACATAAAACCTTAAATAATCAGGGTAGGTATATGGTTTCTATTAATAAGAAACCCACTCAAGTATCAAGGCTTGTATATATGGCTTTTAATAATACTTCTGAAATACCTATGAATTTAGTAGTAGACCATGTAGATGGGAATAAGACGAATAACAGACCAGGTAATTTACAACTCATTACTCAACAAGCTAATATTAAAAAGAGGATTCACCAGAGTATAAGTTTAAATTTTCATAAGCCTAATAGTAAATTAGACTTGTATGAAGTAGGTAAGATTAAGTATGATCTTTTGAGTTTACCTCAAGTTGAGGTAATGAGAAAATATTCTATTACTAGAAATCGAGTTAGTAATATAGCTTTAGGAAAGAGTTGGGGAAATGTAAAAATAGAATATATAACTGAGTGTAAATATATAGGCTTAAAAACCATCTATGATTTATCAGTAAATTGTAATCATAGCTATATTATAAAAACTGGTATCATAAGCTCTAATACTACTTCAGGGAGACTATCTTCATCATCCCCTAATGCTCAACAAATCCCCAAGACATCAGTAGATCCCAATATTAAATTACAATTAAAAGCCCCAAAAGGTACTTTATATATTGCTAGTGACTTTAGTCAGGCAGAATTAAGAATCATGGCTCATTTATCTGGAGATGAAACTTACTTGAATGCTTTTAATTCTGGTCAGGACCCTCACTTGGCAATTGCTGCAACAAAATATCATATACCTTATGAAGAAGCTTTAAAAATATATGAGGATGAAAATCATCCAGACCATAAGATATGGAAGGTAAGGAGAAAGCAAGCTAAACAAATTGCTTTTGGACTTATTTATGGGATTGGTGCTAAACTTCTAGCAGTAAAATTATCAGACCCAAAATCTGGTATTATAGTTACACCTGAAGAAGCTCAAAAAGAAATGGATGTATTCTTCGGTCAGCATCCTAAGCTAAAGACTTTCTTAAAGAAACAAGAGAAATTTCTAAGAAAGAATGGATACTTAGTTTCTCTATTTGGTAGAAAAAGAAGATTACCCCAAATATATTCAAATGATAGAGGAGAAGAAGCTTATGCTTTGAGATTAGCTTTGAATTTTCCTTGCTTATTACCATCATCCCAGGCCCTTAGTAAAACTAAGGGATGGGTAAATTATGAAGATTTAAAAGTTGGTGATGAGATATTAGCTTTTAATCGGGACATAGGAGAATCAGAATGGCAAAAGGTTGAAAGGGTAAATGTATTTGATTATGATGGAGATATGATTAGGTTAAAGACAAAACATCTAGACGTACTATCAACTCCAGACCATAGATGGGTAGTTACTAAACCAAATAAAATATCTAAGTTGGATAAAACTGAAGTATTAACATCTGATGAGTTATATAATTCAGATAAGCCTTATGCTATCCCAATAAGAGCTCCTCATAATAATCAAGTGAAAGCTAGATATTCGGATGCTTATGTAGCTTTTTTAGGTTGGTATCTTACTGATGGTCATTTGAAGAATGGTAATATAGTAAGAATATGTCAGAGTAATACTGCAAATCCTCACAAGGTAGATATTATTGATTCTATCATGGAAGAATTAGATGTAGAATTCTCCCGTAGAGAAAAGAATCAAGTAATATGGGAAATAAGAGACCCAGGATTTGTTTATAAACTTAATAGGTTAGTTCCTGAACGTAAGTTAAATATGAGGTTATTAACTCGATTAACTAACCCTCAATTAAGTATCTTATTAGAGAATATGAGGTTAGGAGATGGTTGGTCGGTATGGGCAACCGGAGATAAAACTCAAGGAGAATTACTCCAGGCTTTGGTAGTACTTTGTAACAACACTTCAAGTATGTATGAATTATCTCATGAAGGTGACCTATCTTATTTTAAAGATAAGAAACCCAGTAAATACGGCCAAGAGTTTGTACGGGCTACTAAAACTAGTTATGGAGTAAAATTTTCTAATTTTAGGAAATCAGTAAACACCAAGAATACTTACAATTCAGAAAATAATCTGACGAAAGAGAAATACGTAGGTAAAGTATGGTGTCCTACTGTAAAATCGGGGGCTTTCTTTACAAGAGTAATCGGTGAAGATAAACGATATAGAACTTTAATTACTGGCAATTGCCAGTCTGCAGCTTCAGATATGTGTCTGTTTGGTAGTATTTTAATTTATTATCTCATGAGACAAGGGAAATTACCTCCAACTAAATCTGTATGCTTAGTTCATGATGCTAATTATCAGATTACTAAGCCAGAGAATATAAATATCTGGAGTATTTATGAAATGTGGCAAATTTATAGAAATCCCTTAACTAAGCCATACTTTGGTTTTCAAATAGATGATGTCACAATGGACATGGATTTTGTTATTGGTAGGTCAATGGCAGAAGAATTACCTTTTATTCCAGGTTATGATTATAGGAAAATGCTAGAACCAGATTTCTCAGTAGAGGAATATATGGAAGAGCATAAGAAGTATAAGCATATACCAATTTCAGAGTATAAGAAACGTTTTAATAAACAAATGAAGCAATATGAAAAAGATTTTGAACGGTCCCACAATATGGAGGGCTAAATGCCCAGTATGTGATTGTGAATTTGAGTATGACACTAGTGAAACTTTTAGAGTTTACGATAAATCAAATAGGGATATTTATAAGGTAGTACAATGCCCAAATTGTAAAACTAATTTAAAGCATTCGGATTCAGTATCTACCATTACAGAAGCGAAAAGAGAAGATACTATGTCTACATAAATAAATTAAATTTATGAGATTATGGCAACAGAAGAAGAGTTTAAAAAAGCAAGCCAATTAACTGCACTTACTTATATGGTAGCAGGATGCTTAAATTATTCCATAGAGAACTTGAATAAATATCTAGATGCCAAGAATTTACATATAAGTGGATCAGAAAAGATGTTATTCAATCGTATAAAATCCCAAATATCCCAACTTCAATCAAACCTTTATACCTTAGAGGGTATGGCTTTTAAGGTAATGGCAAAAGACGAAGAGGGTAAATTAGCTTATGAGGACGCTACTCATATTTATTGGACAGCTTTCCTATTATTATTAGATAGAGGAGGAACCGATGCTTTATGTGATTTAAGATTAATGGCTTTAGTAGATAAGTTAAGTGTATACAAGTCTCTTCTTAAGTTACCTGGTATGAAATTAGCTTATCAAACTGCTTTTGCTCAAGTTACTAAAGCAATCAGTAAAGGTAAATTTAGTAAAGAAGACTTTAAAGACCTATTGGAAGTTTATGAAGACAGAACTGAAAAAACTGAAGGTTAAGTTTGAAGGTAAAACCATCGAAATAGATATTCAAAAGGAATTATCTATTAATGAAAATATAATCAATTCTCAGCTACGAGAGTCTCCTTCTAGTTATTATGTACTTTGTTCTCTTAGAGATAAATATATAAAAGAAAGGGATGCACTAGCAAGGGAAAAAGACGAAGCATATTCTGCTGCTTGGGTTTATATAAAGGATTCGAATGAGAGATTTAACAATGATTATGTATCTCATAAGGCAAATATAAATCCGAAATATAAATCACTATATCAAAGGTATTTGAAAGCTGTAGAGAAATCAAATAAGTTCATAGCTATATGTAGAGCTTATGAGTCACGAGAAAATATACTTCGTACTATTAATGCCAATCTTAGAAAAGGATAGAGATAACTATATTCAATTACATAACTAATTAATTAACATACAATTATGATTTACTCACTAAACTTCATTTCAACTATGGTAGCAGAGCTTTTTAATAAAACTCTACCTGGTTTACCAACAGAAAATCGGGTTTTGATATTATCTCCGAAAGATATTAACACAACCAAGTCCGGTATCATTATACCCGGAACTGTTTCTGAGGGAGTTCCCAGAAAGGGAGTAGTAGTTAAAAGAGGTACTATAACTGAAGAATATAAAACTTATACCGATCTTACGGAGATTGGTAGAGTAGTTACTTACGGTATGTATGCTGGTAAAGAATTGGAATTTGAGATCAGACCGGATTGGCCAGAATCTGTAAAGAATATTCTAGAAAAGAATATCGTTACAGTGTTAAGTTTGAATGAGATCATCTATTCAGAGGCTAACAACAATTAAATTTTAAATATTATGGTAAAAGACAAAAAGAAAAAGCTTTCTTCAGAGGGTAGTTCTACTCGAGATAAGATGCTTGCAAGAAAGAAGAAATTAGAATCCAGAGGAAACGGAGGGGGATTAGTATATCCCAAAGAGGGAACACTTAGAATGAGAATTAAATCTCCAGGTGATGACCAAGAATTGGGTATAGAAATTGTTCAATTCTATTTGGGAGGAGATCTTGGAGGAGTAATATCTCCAGCTACTTTTGATGAACCATGCCCTTTCATGGAAAAATACCAGGAATTGAAAAGTTCTAAGGATGACGATGATAAGAACCTTGCTAAATTGATAGTACCTCGTAGAAGATATGTTATTGGCGGAATCGTTTATGACGATGAGAAAGGTACTAAAGTTGGATATGAAGGTAAGGATAAGGGAGTATTAGTGCCATCATCTGTATATCAGGATATTATTGACCTTTACCTCGATGAAGACGAGGCCGGTGATATGACTGATTATAAAACTGGATATGATATTAAGATCAAGAGATCTGGTTCTGGTAAATTTGATACCACTTATTCTGCTACTCAGTGCAAACCTACTAAATTGGACAAGAAGTATCAGGGTCAATTGGATTTGGAATCCATAGTTCGTTCTCAAATTAAGTCCTATGAAGAACTAGAAGAGATTTTGGCAAAATTCTTAAAAGAAGATCATGGTGATGATGAGGACGAAGAACCAAAGAAAAAGAAGAAAAAGGGAATCCATAAGGATCACTATATGGAAGACGAAGAACCAAAGAAAAAGAAAAGAAAATATCGTTCAGATATCTAATTGGTGTTAGTAATTCATGTTTGTTGTTGGGTAGAGAGGGTAATTAGATTCGTTCGGTTATCCTCTCTTTTTATTTAAATACTTTACATTATGGCTAAGAAATCTAAGGTAGGCTTAAAGGTACCTACAAAAAATGAGATATTAAAAAAATATGGTGGGATGATGAGATTAGCTTCAGAAACTGTAGAATCTAATCTTTGGTTGCCTTCTACTTTCTTCTCTCTGAATTATACTTTTGGTGGAGGTATCCCATTTGGTAAAATCCTGGAGGTAGCCGGAGAAGAATCCTCTGGAAAATCCCTAATAGCTTATAATTTTGCCTATGCTTGTCAACAACTGGGCGGTCATGTAATATGGGTAGATGCTGAACAATCTTGGATGAACTCTTGGGCAGAAACTAATGGAGTAGATCCAGAAAAAGTTACAGTATTGAATGATACTCGTATAGAATATATATCTGATGCTGTAGCAGACTTAGCAATTTATTTGCGTTCACAATTAACTCATAATGAGCCGATTCTCTTAGTGATAGATTCTATTGCTGCTATGGACTGTGCAGATAACATAGATTCTAAAATGGTAGAGGGTAAAGCAGAAATGGGGGGTAGAGCTAAGGCATTATATAAATACTTCCGTATCAGAAGCGAGTTATTCTATAAACTGGGAGTTACACAGATTTATATCAACCAATTAAGAACTGCTCTAAATGTAGGGTTTGGAAAAGATAATACAACCACTACCGGTGGGGCTGCTCTTAAATTCTATGCTTCAATTAGAGCTGCTTTTTATTCAGGTAGAAGCATTACAGTAAAACAAAAGGGGAAGGAAAGGAAAGCTGGGAAGTTAGTTACTATTCGGCTTATTAAAAATAAAGTTGCTCCTCCAAGACCCACTATCAGTAAATGCCCAGTTTATTTTAATCCTAAGTTCCATGAAGTAGGGTTTGATAGATGTTATGCCCTTGAGGATGTATTGGTAGAAAATGACATTATCGAAAAATCCTCAGGTGGAGTATATAAGTTTAAAGGGAAAACCCTTGCAAGAGGAGAAGAGAAATTTCAAAAACTATTGGAAGAAGATGATGAACTTCGTCGTAAATTACTTCGTAAAGCTGAAATTAATACCATAGGTACCACTAGAAAGAAGATAGTAGCATTGACTACTAATTTATATTCAGTAGATGGGGTAGAATATGAATCCTATAATGATTCAGAGGACGAGGAGGAAGAGGATGAATAAAGAAGAAATAGAGAAGATTATCAAGGAATATCTTAAAGAGAATCTAAGATTAGAGACAAGGTTAGAATACTTAGATGAATATAGTAATCCAGAGAACTATATGGATGTTTACCTTGGTGACGAGAAAATACAGGAAGTTTCACTTAATTAGATTTTAGATGATAATGAAAACAAGCAATAATACTAATCAAGTTGGAGGTAACCATTACCAATTTGAGATTGAACCAGTACATTTAATGGTAAAGTATAACCTTAATTGGTTTCAGGGAGAAGTATTAAAATACGTATCCAGACATACCAATAAGAATGGTAAACAAGATTTAGAAAAAGCCCTACATATATGTGATATGGCAATAGACTTAAAACCGGTCATTGTTTCAAAAGTATCTTTATTAGAGAACGGAGAAGAATACTTTGAGACTTATATATCTCAGATGAGTATTTTGGATATGTTTAGAGGTTTAGATAGATCTATCTGGACTTATCAAAATGGTTTTGTAAAAGCTATAAAATATCTCCTATTAGGAGATTGGGTAAAATGTAGAGAAGCTATCTTTATTTTAAAAATGAGTTTCTATGAATAAGAAAAAAACTGTACTACTTATAGATGGTGAAAACATCTTGCATCAAAGTTTTCACAAGTTCGAGAAGCTGAAATCAACTGACGGTAAACCCAGTGGAGCAATATTTGGATTTTTCAAATCACTACACATGTACCTTACAAGGTTTGAATCAGACGAGGTTTATATTTCATTTGATAATGGGCATTCTCCAGTAAGGATGAAATTATTACCTAACTATAAGGGGCATCGGAAAAATATCTCAGTTGATTATGAATCTTTGCAAAGTCAAAAGGCAATCATAATGAAAATGCTGGGTATGCTAAGAATAAATTATATATTCGATAAGAATAATAATACTCTATATGAGGGAGATGATTTCTTAGCATACCTTGCAATCAAAAAATTCCAATCAGAAAAGATAATATTGATTTCTTCGGACAAGGATTTTAATCAGCTATTGAATAAGAATCTTCGAATATATAACCCAAGAAAAGATGAGATAATTCGATTAGAGAATTGTAAAGATCTATTTGGATATCATGCTCATGAGACTGTAGAATATCTAGCAATGGTTGGGGATATTTCCGATGATATTTCTGGATTTCCAGGTATAGGACCAGTGAAGGCAAGAAAAATCCTTGATGAGGGTAGAATTGAGAAATTTATTGCTCAAAGCAAGAATAAAGAGTATCTGAAGATATGGCGAAGAAATGAACAGTTAATAGACCTTTTCTGGTTCGTAAGGAATATTCCATTAGAGAAATTACCCCTTAAATCGAAAAAGAAGTTTAAGTATGATAAGTTTAAAAAGATCTGTGTAGAATACTCTTTATCTTCATTCTTAACAGATCAGTTTATTGAACCATTTAAAGAATTATACCATGAGTAAGAGAATTATGTTTGTAGGCCCATCAGGAATTGGCAAAACAACTTTAGCAAAGTATATATCTGAGAAATATGGATTACCCTTTATTTCTGGTAGTATGACAGATCTATTACCTGCTACTAGAGATTTATCCCATATAGAGATATTATCTTTGGGATCAGAAGCCATGTATAAATCTGATTTTCAATTATTGAATTTGAGGAACAAATTATTCAAGGATAAAGAGGAATTTGTTACTGATAGAAGTTATACCGATTTAGCTGCCTATTTTTGGTATAAACAATCGAAATCTCTCCCCGAATGTGAGATGGAACACTTTTTCTGTCAATGTCAAACATTAATGGAAATGCAATGTGATCTAGCTATATTTCTCCCTTTGAATCTAGAGAACTATAGAGGTTGGAATATAGAAGAGAATGGTAAAAGAATACTCAACAGGTACTTCCAGATTCAAATATCTTCCCTTATGAGTGAATTGCTTGCAAATTGGGAAGTACCTACTGTATGTCTATCAAGTTTGGATTTGGAAGAAAGAAAAGAACAAATCGATTATCATCTTAATAGGGTATGGAGAAACAGAAACAAGTAATAGCAATAGTATTCTCAGATTTGCATTTGAATATCTATGCTAAATTTAATGAGAATAATGAAAGAACCCTGAATCATTTCAGGGTTTTGTCGACTATACAGGGTTTATGTAAGAAGTATAATTGCCCAGCTTTATTTTGTGGAGATCTATTTCATAGGGCAGAATCTATGGATCAAGAATTATATGAGATATGTTACAGGGAATTTAATAAACTGGGTAATCTGAATATTTTAGCTATCTCCGGGAATCATGATATCAAGAAAGTAAGTAAGATTGGTATGCCACCTTTTAGTTGGCTTTATTTAGTAGAAAGGTATGGGTTAAAGATACTAGATTATGGGAAAACACCCTTATCTCTAACTCATAGGGATATTATGGTATATGGTTTACCCTATATAGATAATAATATCGGTTTAAGTGATCATCTAAAGAAGATTGAATTAGATAAACATAAAAAGAATATTCTTTTACTACACACTGATTATCCTGGTGCTAAGGATACGGATGGGAGAGAAATAAATTCAGTAGAAAATCTGAATGTGAATATCCTGAATAAATTTGATTTAGTATTATGTGGCCATATACATAAACCCCAAAGGTTATCAAAGAAGGTTTATATGATTGGGGCTCCTTTACAACAAAGGAGAACCGATAAAGATTGTAAACTGGGATATTGGAAACTTTATTCTGATCTTTCTATGAAGTTTGTAGAATTAAAGGGGTTTCCGAAATTTGTTGATGTAGAATCTGAAGATGAGATTAAAGATGATGGCAATTATTATACGGTATTACCTAAAAAATCTAGTATACCCGTAAATACTAACCATCAAATAACTAAGCAATTATCTAAAAAAGTACTAGCAAAAAGGTACCTAAAAGAAAAAGGTATTAAGGATGAGGTTAAAACTAAGCTATTAATCGAAATATTAAAAAAGGCTGAATCATGTTAACATTTACTACACTAAATGCTGTGGGATTTTGTTCAATTGAAAATTTACACTTACAGCTGAATACGAACTGTACAGTATTAATTAAAGCAACTAATGGCAAAGGGAAAAGTTCTATCTTATCCTCATTAGTATGGGCATTATATGGTAAAAACCTAAAGGGAGTGTCCAATGTGAGTACTTGGGAATCAGTTAGACCTAAGGATTATCTGGGAACTATGGTAGAACTCTATTTTCAGAAAGATTCTCATTTGTTTAAGATAATTCGATGTCAGAAATATAAGGGAATCCTTGAGGATGGAGCAAAGGGGAACGATAGGCTTATATTCCTAAAAGATAATGAGTTAGTAAGTGTAAAGGGCAAGAATCAAATCCAGGATGAAATTTGTAAAGAAGTAGGATTATCTTACACTCTATTCATGAACTCTATAATGTTTGGTCAGGGTATTAAACGATTAATACAAGAGTCGAATTCTGATAAGAAAAAGATATTCGAGGAAGTATTCGATTTAGAGTTCTTAAACCTTGCAAAAGGAATTGCCCAGCAAGATAAAAATAACTTAATAGCAAAGGTAAATGAGGTAGAACATGAATCTGAATTACTTAAGAGAGAACTAGACACCAACAGGGAAGCTTACTTCGATATGAGAGATAGAGAAAAATCCTTCAAGCAAAAAATTAAAGAAGAAAGAAGAGAGTTAAAGCAAGATAGGGAAAAGCTAACTAAGCTACTAATTGAAAAACAAAAACAAATCAAGGATGAAGTAGATGCTTCGCTTCAGATAAAGATTAAAAAACAAAATGAACTAATCCTTGATTTGAGGAGTAAGATAAAAGATGCAAAGAATTTATCGAATGTACCCCTTAAGAAAGTAATCAAAGAATTGGTAATACAGTTAGAAGCCGGTCACTACAAACGTGCGTTACGTGATGCTAAATCAATATATAAAGCGTTTTCTGACCTTGATAAATACGATAAAGAATATCAAGAAGCCTTAGAAAGGTTGGAAGAACTCAGTAGTGTAAATGATAGATATAAGAAATTAAAATCTGATTGTGATGATATTGCTTCTGACATGGCTTCTATTGATGAAGATTTGGCTAAGCTCAAACAGGAAAAGCTTAAGGTTATGTCTCCCAAATATAAACAAAAGCTTAAAGAGATTAGGAAAAAATTACGTAAAGTTGATGAGGATTTTCACAATAAAGAATTAGAATTAGAGAACTACAATTGGTTGATAGATGATCCTCTAGGTAATAATGGCATAAAAGCTTATTTATTTGATTCTTCTTTAGAGAGGTTAAATTCTACATTAGATAGGTATGCTCGGGTATTAGGATTTAGGATTGAATTCACTATCGATTTAGGTACTGCTAGAAAAGATTTTGTTACTCTAATTGAAAGAGATGGGCAAATTATTGATTATGATGAACTATCAGGAGGGGAAAAACAAATATGTAATATAGCAATGGCTTTTGCTATGAATGAAGCTCTTACTGCATCTAAGGGTATAAATCTTGCTTTTCTAGACGAGGTATTCGAATCTCTTAGTTCGGATAATATAGAGGTAGTGATTTCTTTAATACGACATACTTTTTCGGATAAAACCCTTTTCTTAATCACCCATCATGATTCACTCCCCTTAGGTAATACTAAAATCCTGCAAGTTGAAAAAGTTAATGGCCTAAGTAGGTATCAATTACTATAAAGATATATAATTCTTAAAACAAGACAATGAACTTATGGCAAACAGTAAGAAAAAGGGCTCAAGATTTGAGCTTAAAGTCTCAAAATGGTTTACTAAATGGACCTCTTTCAAATTTGGAAGAACACCTTACTCTGGTGCAAATCATCAGAGTAGAGATTTGTCTTCAGATATTATGTGTCAGGATGAAAGACATGCTCATAGATGTAAAATCTCAGTAGAATGTAAAAACTACAAGGATATTAAGTTTGAACATCTACTTTTGGGCAATAAGAAATGTGATATACTTAAATTCTGGGAACAGGCCTCTAAAGATGCAAAAAGGTCAAATAAAGTTCCTATTCTTTGCATGAGATATAATTCAATGCCCTCAGATGAATTTTTCTTTGTAGTTGGTAAGAAATTTGCTCCGGTATTTTATAAGCTCCTAATGGGAAACTGTAGTATCATGGTAATAGATATACCTAAGATAGATGAGATCCTTTATGTATTCATGGCTAGTGATATACTAAAGAATATCAGTTATAAGTTAGTACATAAACAAGCTAAGCTAATCCTTAAAAACTCTTAAAGATATGAAAAAACATACCCCTTATGTATACTGTATATTTTATATTGAGAAGAAATACTGCTTTCGAATCAATGAAGAATTGAAAGAGAAGGGGTATAAAAATATAAAAGCCATTATTCCAATGGTAAATGTATTAAAGAAAACTCACAAAGGCAAGATGCAATTCGAAGAAATACCTATTTTATTCAACTATGGCTTCATTAAAATGCCCAGTGAGTTTGCTTATTCTAGACCCTTTCTTAATAAACTAAAGAGAAATATTTCTGGTATAAGGACTTGGTTAAAAGCTACAGAGACTTTACATCCAAGAAAGAAAAAAGTTAGGATAGATAACTCAGAGGATTTCGATGATTTCTCTTTAGTAGCTACTTGTTCAAGAAAGGATGTTAGAAGATTTAAGAAATTAGCAAGAGAGAATAAGAAATACTCCGTTGAGGATATGATGAATATTCATCCTGGGGATTACTTAGTATTAAAGGGATACCCCTATGAGGGAGTGGATGCTACTGTGATAGATGTAGATTATAATAATAAGTTAGTGAAGCTATTGTTATATCCCGAATGTGGTAAGATGGAATTGAAATTACCCTTTGATAATGTTCTGTACTCAGTATATCAAAACTGTGATCCAGATAAACTCTATGCTAATCAGCAAGAATTTGACCCAAATAAGATTACATCAGAAGCAATTGATAATATAATGGCGTATAGGAGAAATTGATATGAATGAATTTCAAAAGAAAGCATGGGACTGTTTAACCCAAAAAGAACAACAATCTCTGTTCCTTCAATTATCCGAAAATAAGTCATCTTGGGAAGCTGGTGAGATTTTAAAGTTGTCTCATTATAAGTATCTTGAAATCCGAGAAAGGTCTGAGAAGTTCTTTAGGCTTTTCTCGGATTTTTTTGAGAAAAGGACTTCTATATTCAGACCAGATTGCCCCTGTGAAAGGAATTTTCAAGATTATATAGAGGGATGCCTAGAAAAGAGATTAAAGAGAAGAGAAGCGGCTTTATATTCTGGTGATGCTGCTCAGATATTGCCCAAGGTGAATACTCATAATATAATGAGGAATATGAAAAGGTTAAGAGAATCAGAAGACCCCTGGGATCAGGATACTGTTAAGTTAATCTTTGAATATGATAGATGGAATAATTCTCGTATTCTTCCAAGAATGCTACAACAGCCATCTGCATTCAAAAGGAGATTGAATAAAAAGGATAAGATCTATATCAGATACCTTTTAAATAGAGTACCAGAATGGATGCACACTAAAGTAAAAGAAAGATTCCGATATAAAGTAAAACCTGGAAAGAAGAAATACTGGGTATGCTTAATATCTCAGGAATTATATACGGATGGTTATCTCTTACTCCCAGTAAGGCCTTTAGAGGAAGTAGTAAAAGAGTTTAGTAGATTTTACATGTATGTATTTGAAGAAAAAGATGATGCGGATACTTTTGGTTTTATGGTATCTAAATTCATGGATAAAACTGGAGATGTGAAATTAGGGCAAAAGTTTTGGCCAGAATATCGTTACTGTGTTCAAAAGGCAGTTAATTATAACCAGGTAAATAATATTGACTTTAACGTAAAGGTAATGGATGTTGCCTATAATGTTCATAAAACCAGAAAACCACGAAAACCCAAATCAACTGGTACCGAACGAGTGAATCCCCAGCTATTATATAAAAAATAGTGATATTAATTTTATATTTGAATTAATCTTTATATATTTGCATATCGAAAAAATTTAAAAACACTTTTTAAAGTATGGTAAAGAAGAAAAAAGATAAACTTGTTCCCTCTAAAGAGAAATCTAATTTTCTCGGAGCTGCAGGTAGGAATCAAACCTATCGGGACTTAAAAAGAAAGGCAGTTATATTGGGAATGCCCTTCCCGGATGCTTGTTCTGCTTCAGTATTCCAATTGATCAATTGGATAAATACTTCAGAAGAGAAACCAAACAAACATCTTATTAATGAATACGATGATTGGATGGATAGGCAACTAGAAACTGCAGGATTAGCAAAAGATGATCCCTTAAGAAGTTCAAAATTAAGACTTGGCTTTTTGGGAGAAGAAGGAGAAGATGGAAAAAGAAAAACAAGAAGAGTATCTGGAATAAAGAAACCCAGAGAAAAGAAACCACCCAGAGAAAGGGATGAATTTAACCTCATAAAGGGTACTAAAAAATCCTACGTATGGGAATTAACTTCAAAGGGGTACGAATTAGAGAGAATAATTCGAAGAATGAAAAAGAAATTCCCAGAAGCAAACGAGAAATCCATAAATCTTTGGTACCGTACTGCAAAAAGGAAATTGAATGGTAAAGATAAAGGAAAGTAGTAGGGAAGAGATAAAACCCGATCGGTATTATTTTTGGACTTGGAGACCAGATACTACCAATAAATATATAACCGAAAAGAAATTATATCGGAAGCATCTTACTTCTATCCCCTATTTTACTAGATCCCATATAAAGAGAACTCTGATTTACCTTTATGGAGTAGATGTTCTTCAATATATTCATATTATCTCAGGTAGGAAACTCCTAAGGCAAGGCATTAAGAAAGCCCAAGATATGAATGGGAAGAATCACTTTAAAGGAACTACAAAATTTTACTTTAAGGGTAAATTAGTAAAAGCTAGGAAGTTTATTATACCAGACGAATATAGGGTTGATAAACATAGAAGAAGACGATTCATGATACAGATGCACAGAGTTTTTCATTCTAAGGGTAAACAAGAATTTGATAAAAGGTATGCGAGAAAATTATATGGACAACGGCAAGGGATCTCTGCCCAAGCAATTAAACGAAAGAGAATACAGGTCCGTAATTCTATCTTACAGAATCTACAATAGATTACCTCAAAATGAGAAAGTAGAATTTGATCGGAACTTTCTTAATTACCCTCCCTTAATTGGGTCATTAGCCCTTTTCTTATGGAAATACTACCAAGGGAGGGTAAAGATGCAAAAGATACTTTTCATAAAAGCCCAGAGGGATCTATTAGATTTATTCGATAAGGCAAATACTAAATTTGTGGGGTATCTTCCAAAAGAAAGGTTTCTTAAGAAAGCTCTTTTATTTCAAGGCTTTGTATCTTTAGAAAAAGTTAAAATTCGAAAGGCTTATGCTTATATAATGACCAATCGGATGATAGAAAATCAAATATGGGTCTACCCAATTCGATTAGCTGATAACTATAAAACAATGAAAAAAGGGAAATACAAATTTTATACCGAATGCTTCGGAAAGGTTGGTATTCCCGGAATAACTAAAATTAAATATAGCTATGAATGATATACCTCAAATTTTTAAGAGAAAGGATTTTGACCCTTATCAAGGAAAAGTCTTTAAGATAGCTACTTATCAAGGAGATAAAATTCTTAGTAGTCAAGAAGTAAATATCACTTCTAAAGAACAGTTAAATACAGTTCTTGAAGATATAACACAATTTAATACTGCTCAGGAGGAATTATTAAACTCTGGGTATGTTAAGCTTATAAAACGGAAACGATTAATCACAGTTTAATTAATTATATTATTAACCAACTTAAACATTACGAAAATGGCTAAGAAGAAAAAAGAAGTAGAACTGAAAGAAGTTTCTAGAACAGAAGTAAATGGTACAATTATTATCAAGTACGAAGATGGCTCAATCAAAATCATTCCGGCTCCGATTGCCTTGACTGCCGAGGAAGCAGAAGACCTTTTCGGTTCTGAATCAGAGGAAGAAGAAGAGGAAGAGGAAGAAGAAGAAGAGGAAGAAGAAGAAGAGGAAGAAGAAGAAGAAGAGGAAGAAGAAGAAGAAGAGGAAGAAGAAGAGGAAGAAGAAGAAGAAGAGGAAGAAGAAGATTTGACCGGTGAGGCTCTTGCTGAAATGGACTTCGAAGAATTGGAAGAAGTTTGCGACGACAAAGATCTTGACACTGATCCCGATGACTTCGACGAAGACGAAATTGAAAAGCTTCGTAAGGCAATTGCCAAAGAACTGGGCCTCAAACTCCCTGCAAAGAAAGAAGCAAAGGGCAAAGGTAAGAAAGGTAAAAAATAAACCTTAAAAAGTAAAAAGAAAATTTAGAGGTAGTGGGTATTTTCTGCTACCTCTTTAACTATTACATTTCGTAGAAGTTTTACTTATCATTATTAACTAATAATTTCAAACCTATTATGGCAACAAAATCAAAGAAAGAAGATCCGAAAAAAAAGGGTTCTAAAGAGAAAGATCCAGAAAAAGAAGCAAAACGTAAGGCAAGAATGGAAGCTTTGAAAAACCGTCCGGCTGAGCAACGTCCGAATAGCAAACAGATCGATGTTATTGCTATCGATGACAAGAGCAAGGTAATGAATTACGGCTATGCAGTAAAGAACAAAGAAGGCTATCAGGGAGTAGTAGTTACTTCCGTTTTGGTTACGGATGGTAAAGCAATCTCTACTTCAGTGACTTTTGTTCCGGGCAATTTCACAGTTAAGTCAAAGAAAGGCCACGGAGTTATCACTTCTCCCAAATCAAAGAAGGAGAAAGAGGATGACTCCAAAGAAGAATCAGAAGATTAATAATTGATCTGCATAAAGAGTTTAGTTCATAACACTAATTATTTTACATTTTGTTTTCACTTTTAAGCCAATTGCCTGGGATAGGTAGTTGGCTTTTATTTTATCTAAATACTGCTTCCTATGGATAAATACGAAATCAGAAAGAATATTATTATCATTGCTTTGGATAATCTAGTAAATACTTATACTGATGCACTAGAATTTTTAAATGAAGAAGAGAAAGAACTTGCTTCTCTAATCATTGAAGAAGCAAAAGAAATGTTATCAGATCAAGAAATACCCAATCCAATACCAAGACCCGAATGGAACTCAAAGAACTCATAAAAAAGTATTCAGTAATTCTAAAAGACTTAGAATACTCTAAATACCAAATGAACCTTGCTCTCAGGAAAGGCAACAAGGGTAAATACCAATCCCTTTCTCTTCATATTAAATATCTTAAGAGAAAACTTTCTGGTATTTCTAGATCTCTAAAGAATCTAATACATGGTACTAGAACATATGTAAAATTTCAATTGGGATCTGATTTATATGAGGCATCTTTTAACAATTTATCTGAACAAGATATTCGAGATGTTTTAGAGATAATATCTATATCAAATCAGGAAGAACTTAAAATCCTAGAAATTAAGGAAAACCAAACTTATATTCGGAAATTATAACTATGGGATTATACATAGGGAAATAATTAACCAATTAAAATCAACTTACAATGACTAAGGACAAAAAGAAAAAGAAGAAAGACAAACCGGTTAATAAGACTCCGGAACTTTCTAAGGCAAAGGCAGCTCTTGAAGCTTATCTCAAAGAGAACGATTTGGATCCTACTAAGGATTGGACCAAAGACAAGAAACATGGTAAAAAGGTTACCGAACTTGTAAATAAGCTCAACAAAGAACGGGATAAAGTTGCTGCTAAATATCCCGAAGGTGATGAGGCTAATGAGGCTAAACTCGTTAAGCTTAAAGAGAAAAACTCTAAATCTAAGGCAAAAGCCAAAGAAGACAAAAAGGAACCTAAGGGTTCAGGTAGAGTAGCTACTAAATACGATTATCCTCTTATCGATGGTAGAGAAATGACTTCTGCCGAAAAGAAGAAATATCGTATGGAGCAAAGAAAACTTGCTCAGGGAGATGCTCCAAAAGAGAAGAAAGAAACTTCCAAGAAGGAATCTAAGGCAAAGGCTAAAGAAAAACCTTCTACCAAGAAGGAAGACAAAAAGGCCAAAGACAAAAAGAAAAAGAAGGCCTCTAAAGAAGAAGATTAATAAAACCTTTCTATTCCCATACTTTTAAGTATTCGTTAATAACAACAGTAAACGTTAATAACAACAGTAAAGGCCTGACAAATAGCACTTTTGTTCAGGCCTTTCTTTTTATCATTAAAGCATTATGGAAAAAGAAGAAATATTTAAACCGAAACTCAGAATCACTACTCTGTCAGAAAATGGTACTCCATTATCCGATAGATTGGTAGATGCTTATACAGAAATGAATTCCGGTCCAAAGGTACAACATAATGGACCTATAAGAGTAGAAGTAACTCTTACTAATCAATCCGAAATAAACAACTTTAAAGATTATCTAGACAGATTATCTGGTAATCTCCCAATAAAGGCACCGTCTGCAGGAAGAGGAAGACCTGCTAACTCTACTACTCAAGAAATAGAATCTCCAAGAGAGGATATTCTCTTAGATGTAGAGAAAATGGTTGAAGAGGGTAAAACCCAACAAGAGATTATCAAATACCTTAGAGGATTGGGATTTGTATTTATCCTTACAGAGGATTTCCTTTATCATTTCCCTGGGTTTGAGTTCAATAAAAAGGATGTGGGAGAAGCTACAGATAATAAGCAATATCCTAATTCGTTCTCTTGGATGGCAAGGTGTATTAAACGTGCTAAGGACCCAAAAGCAGATAAATTTGATCCAATGATTATCTTTGGTTTCAGTATCCTCAATGGGCCTTCGAAAAAGGTTATTCCCTATTTGTATAAGGAAAGGAAGAAACCATTAAAGTCCCAAATTGGTAAGAAAACTATTTCTTTCTCTCAGGCAGAGTTCACTAAATTACCTAAATGGATGCTTGAATCAGAACGTATTAAGTTCTCTACGGAACAAAGACAACTATTGCTCAATCCAGATAAGAAACCTTCTAAATTCTTCTTAAGATGGGTAGGCGATGCTGTATTCCCTGATTCAATCAAAGAAAAGATGGAAGAAGTCATTCAGAGAAAGTAACACCCTCCTTAACCACAGTTTTTAATAAAAAGATATTTTATATAGAAATAAATTTAGTATATTTGCATAAAGAAAAATTTTAATTATGGACAAGGAAACAAAGGACATCATTAAGCTAATAGCTGGTATTCAAATTGAATCACTATCTTCTCTCAAAGAAGATCTGAAAGCTAATAAACCTTTCGATGAAGGACTACTCAGAAGCCTTCTTCAGATTGAGGATGAGGAGATTCAATTTGCCTTAGATCAAGAGATAGAAAGATATGTTACCATAGAAAGGTACCCTACTTTCATAAAAATGCTCAATGAATATCAGCTAATGATATGTTCACATATCTTATTCAAAATGGAAGATGAATGGCTGATCGACAATTCTCAGGGAGTATGCGGAGCATGGGAACTCCTTCATAAGATTCAAATCAATTATCACCCAGAGGTTACATTACTTAAAATATAGACACCATGGAAAAGAACGATTATTTAAAACAGGTTGAATCAATTTTGGGAATAGAGATGATACCTTGTGAATCCTCTAACTTAGAAGGATATGGTTATAGCTCATCCCAAAAGGAATTATGGGTAGCTTTTAAAAACAACAGAGTTTATCGATATGATAAGGTTCCTCATGATATAGCAAATGGCTTACATGAGGCATCCTCTAAGGGCAAATACTTAAACCAATATATCAAGAGCAAATTTGAAGAAACTGGATATGAACTCCAAAAATAATCTCATACTCATATTGCCCATTATCGGAGCAGGAATTGCTTTCTCTATTCTCATTGGGACCTTAGATAAGGGATCTCACCAATGCAATAGGGTTAAGGCAATTCCTGCTTTTATTTCTGATACACCCAGGGTAGAAGAGAAAAAGGTAATCATTTCTCAACCAAAGGGAACTCGGAAATATCGATATTTAGTAGAAGTAGAAACTTCACCAAATGCCCAAGTAGAAAGATCTGGTAATAAACTAAACATACACTTTAATGGACCTAAAAAGGAAACCTTTGAAGTATTATCAGATAAGCCTTTAACCTTAGAGGAAGCTTATACATACCTAAAAAACAATCCAGGTAAATGTAAGCTAGTAAATTGTAAGTTTTACACTAAAGAACAACAGGTAGATAATATCTTTGATTACTATGAAGAACATCGGGAAGATTACTTATCAGATCCCGAAGATAATATTACCTACTCTGATGACATCTTCGATTTCCTTGAGGATTAACCTTAGAATTTAGAAAATAAATTTATTTTTCTTTTGTAGAATAATATATTATTCTTATATTTGCATAGAGAATTAAAACAAATCACTTTTAAATATAGACGTTATGAAAAAGAATTTAGAAAACACTATTGCAACCTTAGTTGCTAATCAGTTGAACGAAGTTAAGGAACAAGTTTCCAAGTCAAAAACTACTAAAGCCAAAGGCCAAAAGACCAAGAAACAATTGGTAGAAGAATCTAAAGAAGCTGCCAAAGAATTCTCTAAGGCTAAATTGGTAGAACTCAAACCAAAGGGAAAGAAATCTAAGAAGGAAGAAACCATCAAGGAAGTAAAACAACAACAAAAACCCTCAATCATTGAACAAGTGATTTCCAATCGGGAAGTGAAATACGTATACCCTGAGGATATAACTGATACACTTGCCCGTAAGAAATGGAGACAACAAACTCGAAACGAATTACATAGACTTGAACGGGAAATGTTCCGTATCAAGGATCAAGATTCTAAAGAGTTCAAGGATGCTGCTAAGAAATATGAGGACTTCAAGAAAAAGGTTCTCAAACCAGAGCAGGTTGCATAATTACAAACCATTAACCTAAGTCCCAGGTGAGTTCCCGGGACTTATATCTCTTCTTAAATTAATGGACTATATCATCTTCTCAGAAAAGGAGATGCTTAAGCAAGATAAAGAACTGCTAGAATTACATAAAAGATGTTGTAAGACTTATTTAGTTCAGAGATCACTTAAGCATTCTAAGATTAAGAAGTTCTTTATAATCTACGATTGGTATATCAATCCAAAGAACGTAAGGAATTACTTTTTCAGGCCTATATCAATATTTGTACAAGCCTTAGTTTTAAATCAATTAGATCAGATATCAGATTATATCGATAACAACAAAGCCAATGTTAAACGAAAAAGAAAATCTAGAAAAGTATAATGTACTTTACCTCAAGGGTAAATACCAGTACAAATCCAAATATCCTCAAATTATGGCAAGGCATCAGGTAATATATGCAGGGCCAGTTGATCCTATGACCCCTATATGGGATAACGCTTTTGGTATATTAAGGAAATCGGATAGGGTTTGTACTGAATCTCGAAGAGAATTGAAAAAGTTAGAGGAACATTCTAAGGATGGCTCTTACTTTAAAAAGAATGGTATCACTCACATAATTATATACAGATGTTTAGAGAAATAGTTAAAGACCTATATATAGGCAAATCGAAATTGACCATCGAATGCAATCAAAGAGAAATACCTCAAACTGCTTTAATCCAGGATGTATTACAACCTACCGGATTCAATGGTAATATGCCAGATTATTGTACTCTTGGTAACTTTAAAGAGGGTAAATTCGAAATCACTCCCGTAATGCCCAAACATCGATTATTCGTTACTGGAATCCCCAAAGGGGCAATCTTAGATAATTTTAGAATCCGGAGAACTTATTGGTCTTCATACTATGAGGATGATATAAGGGGATATTTATTCCAAATTACAGATGAGGAAATCCCCAGACCTATAATGTTAATTAATCACTAAACCTATATGGAAGCAATCGATTACGTAAAATTATTCAAACTAGATCAAGAGAACTTTGATTTTAAAAGGGAAGAATTCATATCCGAATTAGGTAAAGAATTTCTAGAATATTGCCAAACTACTACTATCGGAAGAGATAATAAATCGGGTATTATCTATTATTATCGATTCAGAGAAATAGTGAAGAATTTCGAATCTAAATTCTGGGCAATATCCAAACTCAAAGTTGGAGAACCTTTATCCCAGAAATTATGGAATGCCTTTTTTGCAACTCAGGTAGTTCCCCTAAGGGGAAGGTTATATCCGAAAATGCAAAAAAGGATCGAAGAGCAAAGGCAATTAAATAGCCATAGTAAACAAGACAAAAAATCCTCGGACCCTAAAAAGGCAAATTATGGTAAGAGAAATAATCGATCTTCATGGCAATAAATTTAAGGCATCCGATTATAGGATTTGTTTAGAAATCCCCATATTAGGAAAAGAGAGATTAATTTACACCAGGGATTTACTCTCTGGTGTAGCTTTTAGTTTATTCTATGGTAAGGATAGATATAAAGGATATTTCTATAATCAGAGTATAAACGCTTTCATCTGTTATACCTTAGAAAAGATTGGATATGAAGAATCTAAAGATATAAGAAAGGCTCACTTATATGGAAGGAAAAGATAAAATAAAGAGATTTCCTCGACCAATGGGAACTACTGCTCTTGCATTAGAGTATCAGAAAACCCAAAAGCCTGAGGATTTATTAAAAGTACAAAATTACCTTATAAACCAATGGTTATTGGGTAATGGAGTACTTTGTGGTGTTACTTATGATATTAACACTTTCTCTAATAAGTTAGGGATAGACGTTAATCAGATAAGAGTATTCATGAGAGATAGACTTTTGTCAAGTAGGATATGGGATAAGGATAAACAAGAATCACTTATAGAAGCCTTACTTGGAGAACAATTAGCATGGGTATTAGAGGATAGAATGGAAGTATCTCATCAGGTTAATCTATTAAGAGATTCACAGGGTGGGAAGTATATGCCCTTTATTTCTGCTGAATTGAACAAGGCTTTGAAAATGAAGCTGGATTCTACTAATTCTCTTCAATCATTGATAAGAGGGTTCACTGGGAATGGTACTACTAATATCTTCAATCAATTCAATCAACAGAACAATATTCAGCAAGAACAGGGCATTAGTATAGAGGAAGCTAGAAAGATTATTTTAGAATCTCAAAAGATTCAAGATAAAACAGAAGAAGCTAAACTCTTAGAAGCTAAATATGATCTTAGTTCATTGCCCGAGGTAGTTGCTACTAAGCAAGAGGGAGTAGATGTTAGCAAAGAAGGTTTTAACATCAATAAGCAGGAATTAGCTCAGATAACTGATGACTATAAGGGAGCATTAGAAGCTTCTTCAAGAGAACACCATGAATTGAGGAGAGAAATAGAGATGAGGATTGATCCAGATGAAGAAGACCCAGAACTAATATCCTATGAAGAAATAGAGGAGGAAGAGGATGATACTCCATTTACGGCCAGATTCTTATCTAAATAAACTAAGCCCCGACATCTATAATCGGGGCTTCTCTATGTTTATGGGGTTATTGCATAATTTAATAAAAAGAATTATATTTGCATATCAATTTAAAAAATAGACAAAATATGGAAACATTAAAACCAATCTACAAAGAAACCACGGTTAACAAAGTTAATCAAGGTACATATTTTAAACTGAAACCTACAGATACTGCTCCAGTATGGGTAAGAGACCATTACGATAGATCATCTAAGACTTATGCTTGCCATAAGTATGATGACTCAAATCACGAAAAATTTCTCAAGGGAACAAGAAAGATATACATTGACTTTACATTTTAATCACATGAACTTATTTAAGAAAAAACCAGAACAGCAGCTAAAATACTGCAAGAACTTACTTTATTTGGATGATCAGAAGAATATCAGATTCTCAGATTTCTATAACGATCTAGAGTTCCACATCCCTTATATGTTGAGAACCTTTGCAATATTTGACGATGAGATCTACATCAAGCTATATAACGACTATCAGAAGTATTACAAAGTATATGATATAGTACCAAACTTAATGTACTACAGATTCATGTATTTCTTCTCTCTTCTATACTCTAAAAAAGAAGCCCTTAACCTAAGCTTAGGACATCAGCATCCCCTAAAATCACTTTATAAAACCCATTTCATACCCGATATATCAAATCTAGATGATATTCCTCGGTCTTTGAGAATACCAGAAGAATATGCCGATCTGCTATGCAATATCAGGAATCTTGTTAGCTCCTATGCTAACACTAATCTCACTATTGAGGATCTTTTTGGTAATTACAGGTATTACTTAGAGGCTAACTGGATAAAAGAATGGGCAGCTTATTACAAAAATTCTGCTGATTTCCTTGCTGCTTTTGTCTCAACAGAAATAACCAAGATAGAAGAAACTGCTAAAGATCGAACAGTAGTTTCAAACATCATACATCGAGAAGTTCAATTATTCATTAACGATAAAACAAAAGATACAGAATTATGAAAAATCAACTACAATCGGTAAACTTAATAGTTCAGTTCGATAACGGACTATGTTTAGAGATTAGAAATATCTATATAGAGGATACCAATAATATAGCTAAAATAAGGGGAGAACCTCTGAAGTTACATTACCCTCAATCCCACTATACTTTAATCTAGATAGAGGTAACTATCTCAAGGTTAGCAGAGACCTATATAAGAAATTTATAAATCAAATCGTAAACCTTGGATATCAAAAGTGTATCTCTACTAAGGATAATTTCTCTTTTATGAAAGAATTCAATCCCTTAGTAAAATCCGAAGAAGACCTTATAAAGTTGAGAACTGATCTGATTTCAGCCTATGACTCTAAAGAGCTATCAGAAGCCCTTACTGAACACTTAAAGGATTCGATAAAAACTTTCTTTAGTAAATTCGAAGTTTCTTCTCTTGCCGATAAAGAATCTTGCCTATCTATTGCTTTCGATGAACTGAAGAAGACAAGTAACCTTTCTTATATCCTCAGCTCCATATAAAAATAAAAGAATATATTTTTCTATAAAAATAAAAATGATTATATTTGCATAGAGAATTAAAACAAATCACTTTTAAATATAGACGTTATGAAAAATTCAGTAACTTACAACGACTCCCAAACACTAAAGGTAGTTCGTAATTTCTTAGAAAAGAAATCTACATTTGAACTTGACTCTGATGAACAGGGCAATCTCTGTAATCTCTTAATGGAACTTCTAATCAGATTAGAGGATGATTACAAACTCAATTGCTTGGATATTAACCAAGTTCAAATAGAGGATACGGCATACTATACCTTCATCTTCGAATCGGCAATAACTGCTGATACTAATCCCTATAAGGGACAATTAGCTGATGCTGCTATTGAATTCATGAATGCTTTCACAGATAACGACGGTACATTCATATCATTCAATCAACTTGATAAAAACAATTGGATTTTCCAACTTAACTTTTCTATATCATGAGAAAATACCGGTATACTCCACAATTAATGGTTCCCTCTACAATTGAGATGGAAACTGGAAACATTAGGTTAGGTACTTGGACAAGATATTTTCTATCGCTAACTATGTTACCTGATCAGATTAAGGTTAACTGGAGGGTCAGACCCATAAGCAAAGATCCTGATCAAGATGGCAAAGAAGAAATCTTTAAATCTCCTCAGGAATATATGGACTGGTATAACAATCTAAAGAAAACTTACGGGAAGAGAATTATCCGTAAGGGGCTATTTAGATTTGCCTATGATGAGGACACCAAACAATTCTCATATCAAAAATTCACTAGAGCCTCATCCTCTACAAAATGTAACGAATGCGTAATTAAAGAAAAAGAATCTGATAACCCAGAACCAAGCCTGGCAGATGAACTATACTAATACCAAAACTTAATCACTTTCTTTCATTTGCCGTTATGGGAGTTCTCGATCAAAATCATAATCTAACTTGTGTTCTACTCAGAAATATTAAACCAACCCAATCCGCTTTTAACCCTCAACTCAACTAACAAAATATGAAACTAAATTCAACCT